GTGACTTACTGAGTAAGGTCTGTCATAGACAAGGGTATGCGTCGCGGTACCAAGTGGAGTCAAATAGAACGGGCTAATGTTGGCCCCTTTGGAAACCAGATATTGCACTGTCTGATAAGAACCATCCATGGTATACGTAAGCTTATAATGTCCATTCCTGCGCAAAATCAAACCACCCGCAGTGCTGGGCGCGACGAGGGTCAACTCAGTAGGAGTGCGGCTAAATGTGTCACTCTTGCCGCTAGTTATCGTCAATGCAGCGTCCGTACTGAACGGCTTGAAAGACGCGTTAGCGACAAGAGATTGATTAGGCCACGATATCAAATCAGAGTAAATATCACCATTGTCCAGCCACTGCAAAGCGGTGGTGTTCTTTTGCGAGCGCAAGACTGTGCGAGGGATGGAAGAAGGGGTGTCTCCACCTCTTGAGATTACGGGCTTAAGCAATGTGATGTCATAAGACACCCAAAGCTGGCCCAACGTGGAACCAGGTTCCTGCGGCAATCCATCGGTCATTATCTGCACTTTGGCAAAGTCGTAAAATCTGGCATCGCTAACTCGAGAAGACTCGTTGCTAGCATCTCGCACGTATAGCTGCAAACCGTGGCGAGCAAACTCCTTGCACTCAATAGCATGAATGATATTGAGGCTGGGTTTATTCACAACGGCAAATTGGCTGTTTTCGAACGAGACCAGATCGGTAAACTGGTTATCGTTGACATTGTAATTGGTTGCTATACCAACCGTGCCCAACGAACCAGAACTAGTATACTCACTAGTCATAGACTTGAAAGTGAATACCATACCATTAACTTTGTATTGCTGATAATTCTTCGCAATCTTGCTCAACCAAGGAAACATGACCACATTAGACGGATTGATGTCCATCGTAAAGTTGTTAAAATCGGTTCCGCCATGTGGCACAGATATCGTTTTCACGAACTCTCTGTGAGTGACGCGAACCTCACTGCTGCCGGAGCCACCAAACATAGGCACGTCGACGGAGGCGTATCCCCCCCTTGACATGGTGTTGTCTGTGACCGTATAATCCCCGAATCCTGCGATTCGAGAAATCCCGGCACCTAAAGCAGTGCCAACTGCACTTCCGGCTTTGCCGACTAGACTGGCAAAGGAGCCACCTCCTTGTGACTTCTTCTTCTTCGTCGGCATACTCAAATTGTCCAACTTTTTGGTTAGTTCCCTAATCTTCGCTGCGTTTGCGTTAGCCACTCCTGCGGCTGCAGAAGCGTTTGCACCCTGTTTAGGCCGGGTGCCACCTTTATTCCTGTTTGTCATGCCCAGCGACGGCACTGAGCAACACCTTGCGAGATTCCAGGAAAGCCAAAATTCGGTCCTTGTCCTCGCAAGAGGGCATGTACCTAACTTCGGACAAGTAGTTTTCCAATGTTCCCGGTAGGTTGTCCACCGAGAAGGAGGCCTCGTAAAGCATTCTCTGCCACGAGTCCAACCAACAATTCCAACTGCCGTCGTCCTGCTGCTTATAACGGTGTGAACAAAACACGAAATCATCCCCACGCTGGACCTCAACGTCCCTTACAGGCACGCCAACGCTATTGTAGCGTTCCTTGAGAGCCTCCACTTCCAACCGGTTCCATTCTATGGAATCGTCGCCCATCGTGATCGCGAACGATCCAACTGCCTCTGCGCAGGTCCCCCTTCCAAAGCCATTAGAAGAAGTGGTGAGAAAATCTCCACTACGCTGTACTCGGGTGTTGTCAAAATTGACCAACACACCGCTGTCCAAAACGTAGGGAGTAGTGAGCAAGGAATTACTCCACCAGGAACAAGCCTTGGTGAGAGTTGCCTTACACTCAGAAAGATCTCTACAAGTGTCGATCATGTGCCGCGCATGAGCGTCGGCTAAACACTGTGAGAAATTCTTTTCCCAACCCTTAACATCTGAGGCGACAGGAGGCAAACCCAAAACATTCGAAATAGAAAGAACCTGATCCCCTATAAGAGCAGCGTGCTTCTCATCGAAACCAATTCCCTTTTTAGAGCTCAGATCTGGGTATGCGCGACACTCAGCATCCGCGAAGCTCATAAAGAAAAATCGCTCAACCATCTGATCGACGATTGAAATGCTTGCAATCAAGCGGGGAAGTTTCTTCGAAATCTTCTGGGCCTGTTTCTTGGCGAACAAACGAGGCGGATCCCTCAAACCCTGTTCGATCCACCCTTTACGGTTACCTTGGAAGATTTTAAAATCCCGGTCTTCGTAATAGATTCGCCGGACGCGGTCATAGACGGCGTCGCAGAGTTGTCCTTCAACGTTGTCGAACAATTTTCCATTGTTCTGCCAGTTGAGTCGGTAGGGGAATCCTGGGCTGGATTGGCGGTTGACGCTCTCGACAAGTCCCTCCCAACGCTCTCTAAAGAGCTGTTTGAGAGCTGGCTCATCGAGGCCATCACGGACTCCGAGGTCCCATCCAAACCCAACAGCTTGATAGCTCTCTGTATGAGCTTTCCTCGCTGCTTCCCGACAGTCGTCTGGGAGGTTGATTCCCCCGTACTCTGCC